AAGGACAACCACTTGTTTTTGAAATGTATGTTTTACGTTTATGCTTCATCTTTATACCACATGTTGGACCACAACATTCCGGTCTGGATTCTGTAGCACCATAAAAAAGTAAAGATTCTGAAGGTAGAACAAGAGTGGATACGTTTGCGTTATTGTCCGGTATATGCCATATAACATTTGTATATTTAGATTTGCATGTATTATAATCATACAATTCATTTAGTACTTTCTTTCCGGACATGTATATCATAGGTGACAAATCCGTCATACTTTCTTGATAGGTACATGAATATATTGTATTGACACATACGCTTAAAAGTATTAAAATAAACAATAACACCTTAACTGAATGTATCACAGTCATGTTCCTCTTTATAAGAATACAGAAAATATTCTTTTTCTCTGTCAAAATCATGATATGTGTTGTCATTTATACTGATTGTTCCAGTTGAAGTGATGAAATGTTTTCTTTTCTCACCATTACTGGAATAGAGTAAATCAATAACGCATAGTATAACTTCATTTTTACGTGTTTCGTCTCCAATTTCAATATCTTTTATTTTTTTGTTTTTATGTTTACATTCAATTGTCAACTCTCCGTCAAATCCATTTTCAAAAACACTATCAAAGGATACATTCGTTTTAAAAATGCGTGTTAAGTTTTTTTCTATCAAAATATATTCATTATATGTCAAATCATCCCAATCTAAAAATATATGATTTTTAATAGGAATAGTTTTATACGTTGTGTTCACACAATACAGAAACTCAGTATTATAATCATGCAATACAACAGCATCAGGGTGTTCACTAGCATTTATAAATTCACATTCATGAAATATTCTATGATCTGACGTCACGATGATACCATCAATACTCACCATTTTGTATTTCTGTATGTATGGAACCTTCATAGTAGAAGTCACAGTACAATTATCTGCTAATACGTCGCCGACTTGAATATTTTTTATACTGACATACGCACCTTCTGTTGTTTTGATAACAGTGTTTTCATCAAAGCATGCTGAATTCATTTGCATATTAGCAGTTTCTATAGTATTAGTCACAGCCGGAATAAATAACATAATCGTCGCAAAAAATATAGACACCAATGCTAAAAATGCTCCTGATATTCCAGCAGAAACCCAGTTGAAAGAAAATACCAAGGCTATGATTAACAAAGTTAGTCCAACAATCACACCAATTGTATAATTTCGAATCATGATGAGTATTTGTTTAAAATAATATATCGATTTCCAAAACATTGTTCCAATAATACTTACAACTTGGATTGAGCTTGTCAATACAGCTGTCAATTTATGTAAACTGTCTTTTAAATTGACAATTACTTTTTGACTTTGCAAAGCAAATAATTTCATCATATTCTGTATTTTTTCAAAAAATGACATTGTATCTTTCTGATCTTTTTCTATTGTAGCTTGTACTTCATTCAAATCATCATTCAAAAGAACTTGATTAGCTTCTATTTGTTTTGAAATTTTACTGATAGGTTCGCGTATAGCGTCAAATGTTTCATCAGACACAGTTTTCATACAATATGCTTGATTTTCGTTTAACTTTTCAGTGTACGATTTATTTTTGTCCTTATCAACGATTCCTGCAAAAAGATTGTATGGTGGTTCACAACGTTTATTTTTCCAATCACTTTCTATTTCTGATACAACATAGTTTCCTACCAGTATTGCTAGTATTATCCCAATTATAATGAACGAAATCGAAGCAAATACAATAGAGCCTCCATATAAATCAGTAAATGAAGCTTTTTTATATAAATGTAATAAATTATCTGTCATATACTATATTATTACATTAAAGATGATATATTTTCTATGTTTCCCAATCTAAAAACATATATTCTCCAATAGGAATATAGTGATCCTCTGTAATTAAACAAGAAAATGTATCTGACTCTAAATCTACCTTTTTAGCGTCGGGGTGTATATTCACTGTAATATCTGTTTTGTCCTTCATAACATGGTGCGATCCAGTTACGTAAATATCTGCGTGTAATTCTCTAGAATATAATTTATAGTATGGATTTGATTTGTCACCTATATTTCCTTTAATTACCATTGTTGCTATCACCTTTTTTCCATTTTTTAGTGTGTCGCCGATTCGAATATATTGCATTTGTTTAGCAATACCATTTTCTAGTTCTACCATAGTTTCAGGATGAAAACATGCTACTTGATTTTCTAAAAATCGAAATGTATCTCCTAATGTTCCGTTATATAATGATTTGTATGTCATATTACCAGCGTCTATCATATACAAAAACCCACTTGATATCCCCATTATTTTATTAAATGTATCTTGTAATTTTGCCATAATTATTTGTGCTTGAAAAGAGACCATGTTGAATTGTTTTCCAATACTTGCAAAATTGGATATGCTCGCAAAACCCATAGTTTTTAATTTAGATCGGGTATCAGCTAATTTTTTGATATTTTGACTAAAACCACTAGCTACATTTGACAGTCCATTTGTAAGTCCTCCAAGTGATTCTTTCATATTTTTATTTTGTTCATCTCGTATACATTCTTTCAAATTTGCTTTTGCATCAATTCCTAAAATACCTGCCAGCATCATTGTTGTAGGGCTACATTTATGGGTTCCCCAATTTATTTTGATATCTAACATTTGTTCGATGAATGTGTTTCCAATATAAATACTTATAAAAACAACCACAAGAAGTACAAAGTACAACCAGTCACTGATACGCATGTTTAACTATTATTATTGTATCTATTTATTTTATTTTAGTAATCAAATTTATTATGCGAGTGTAGTGTCTATGGAAGCATGATTTGTATGCAACAAACCCTATTAGTGTAAGAAGCAAGAACAATGCGCAGATATCAGTTGTTGTTTTTGTATAAGGATAATAATTTGTCATGGATTCTTTATTGTTCATAATTGTGTTGTTTAATTCTTCTTGTTTTAAAGCAGTGTTTATTTTACTGTTTAAAGATTCGAATTCTTCTGGAACTGGTAATTTCGACAATTGTCCTGATTTGTTTTTGTATTCTAAATATGTTTTACATGTGCTATTTGTAGATTTATTCATATAATAAGAAATAATATTTAAAAAAAATACAAGGAAATATTAAAATGAACGATGAACAAAGAGTTACACTAGCCAATTTGATTAAAAATTACAATACACAAGAAACAACAGATAAAATTCGAGATTTGAAGCATAGTAACCAAATCCATGAATGTATTGTCAATATTTTGGAAGCAAAAAAAAAATACCCTAGAATATTTAAAGATAACCGATCACAATTTGAAGAATTGATATTGAAGAAAAACAATTTCTTATTTACAAATTATCCAGAAATATACCAAAGATTACTTGATGGAGAAATTAATCTACGAATTATGGAACAATTTCTGAATATGTTATCTAGAATCGAAGAAGGTGAACTAGATCAACACGAAGCTTCTTATCAAATAGGGAAACTTTTAAAAGAATTATATATAGACAACCAACTTAGTAAAGCAACACCAAGTATACCTTACAAAAAGCCAATACATGATATTGACTGGAAAACATATAAAATGAAACAAACATAATAATTCTTTACATGTAAAATAATTATGTATACAAACACGTAATTATTTTATATTGAGACACATGAAGACTTAGTAGAGCCAATAATATGGATGATACCAACTATAAGATTGTTTTTCTATAGGTTTTTCTTCTTCATGTTCTAAATTTACAAATCCTCTCCATGATTTTTCGCCAACTTTTTTCCAGTGTGCAGTACACTTTACTTCCATATTTTCTTTATTTATGTAAATAAAATATATTATGAAAATATGTATAATCACAATATATTTAGATCTCATTTATCAATCAAAGTCGCGTTCATAATTTCAACAATAATTTTCTTTTTCATTTTATGACCGTCATTTTGGTACAATGAACTAAGTTCGCTTATAATTTTGTGCACTTTATTTTGTGATTGTTCCATATCAATCCAAAGTGGATTTTTTGTAATCCACTGTTGTAGAGATTTTATTTGTTGAGTATTATATTGACTAATAGCTTGTGATATTTTATCTAAATTATTGTCTTTGTCCCAAATATTGTTATCTTTTACGTAAAATAGTTTGCGTTTAGCGTCCATACAATGAATTGGTCTTTCAGATTGCTGCATATCTTTCAATGAAGATATAATTGTATTATTGATTCCTTGAATATATCCATATTTTTCTATACATTCCAATTGTTCAAATGTAGTTGGATAACTTTCTATAAAATCCGATAAATTCATAGCATTTTTACAATCATGATTAAGAAATGTGATTATATTGAATTTGTTATTTTGAATAATTTTTGGTTGATTAGATAATTCTTTCATTTGTTCATGTAGCTTTTCATTGTTCTGAATAAGTTGACTAAACATACACTTCATATCAACATTATTCAAACTATCTGACATTTTGCATTTTAATTTGTGTCTTGATAAAGAGGATAGGTGTTTATATAGTTTTCCACATTTGCATACATTTGGTCGTGTTTGTAACGTCGCAGAATTTATCTTAGAAATATGTTTTTTAGAGGAAATGTGATTAGCCCATGAACTTTTTTTATTTGTTTTATAATCGCATGTTGAACATTTAAATCTATTCATAATATAGATTTTCCTGAAATATTTTTATATATATTTTTAATGAGCATAATTTATTAGCATTTATTAGCATTTTCAATTTGTGGTAAGAATTTTGTCAATATCATACTTTATATTTATCACATTTACGCTTTTAAATTCAAGTTATTTCAACAAAGAGCATAAAAAAGCATATTTTTTTTAGCATCCCAAAAATTCGCGAAAAACTACAAAAAAAGCTATGGTAAGCGTTTTTTCGACTAGTTAGTGGGTTTCTTACCATTTACAAGTAAAGTGTTTTTTTCACGTTTTTTTGAAAACTTTTTTGAGATTTTCAATTTTTCCAAAACACAAAGTTTGTCCATTTTTGAAAATCGCCATCGACTTTTTTTTCGTTTTTTCCATTTTTTTCAGTCAAATTATTTTAAATAAGAAACCATACATGTATGAATTTTAAAATATATTCAAAAATCACAGCGCCCTTTTTTTAAAAGCTTTTAAAAATTCCATACTTAAAGAATTTATGGATTCTGAATTTATATTTACATGCGTAAATTTGGATGGATACATATATCTCGAGAAGGATAAATATGTTGAGAATGACAATAATCATTAACTCCAACTTTCAGACATGAACGATTTCCCCTATCTGTCCCGACTAAACACCACCCTTGTTTTCGATTTGGGTGTATTGGCGGCAATGAAGGTTGAATGTTTTCATTGACTGGTTGCGAATCTACTTTGCTTTCTATATCTTGTAAAGTACCACCAATTTGTGATTTTGTGTCTATAATAACATTTGATTCTGCCTCTTTATTTTTTTCGGATTCAATGCGAACTATATGATATATCAACAGCAACGATAAAACAGCAAAACATATAACTTTAATGAGCATTATATACTTTATGATATAGTAGGATATAATTATGACAAAGAATTCAATAATTGTAATTTTTTCGATGTATTTTTAATATTTAGTGATTGAATATCTATGTCCGTATCATGTATTTCATGTTTTTTTAAAGATTGATAAATTTTAGGTATACCTTTTTTTATTTCTGAAAAAGGTGTGCTTGATTGTATAATTGGTAAAGCACAATCAACCTTTTCACATAAAATTAAAAAAACGTTGTAAATAATAAGTTTTCGTTTTTGTTTCGAGGATAAACTAAAGCGTATACAATATAATCTATAAAGAGATTCAATTATACTTTGGTGAGTATTTGATAAAGTTTCAGACGCATGAAAGATAATATCCCAGATAATCCAAATTACATCACAATGAAATGATTCGTGTACTGGAACATGTGATCTAGATTTACAAACTAGTTTACGTTTGTCTTTTTTACATTTCTTTTCATATGCCAATATCCATTCTAACCAATAGCTTGTATTATGTGATGATCGTACTGATTTCGTTAAATTGTAAGCGAGTTCATTCAGAGGGATGAACAATTCTTTTGGATCATATTGTGTAAATACAGAATTTACATACAGAATATTATCTGCCGTAAATAAATGAGTAATGTTTGTTAATTCTAACTCTTCTAGGGATATTTTTATCGTTTGTAATGCATGTTTTTTCCTCGAATAACACAAAATAAATACTATTTCTGAGAAAAGAATACGAATAATTTCATTGTTCCTAAGAAGTAATTCGTTTTCTTGGTATCCACTTAAAACTAATTCTCTAAAGGTATTATACCGTTTTAAAATGTAAAGGCTCAACCTGGGATTACCTATATGGATGTTCGCACTCATTATACCCAGTATACATTCCCATAAATCCAAAAAATGCCCTGAACAAATTAGCTCTGAAGTCCAATGTAATGAATCTTCTATTTTTTTGTTCATTACAGCTTTACAGAGCTCTTTACAAACAGATTGTTTTTTATATCCTGAAAATGATATAGATTTAAATTGATTTCGTGTTCGTGAATCTTCAATAATTATTGACGACATAGATATTGTAGTACATATAGGATAAAAAATATGCTAAATATACATATAATGAATGCAATCAAAATTCTTCAAAAAGAATGGAATACTTCTTGTGTATACGAAAAATCGTTTTATATTTCTCTAATTGTATTTGTGTTATTGAGTATTACAAAATATTTTCATGTAAAGTATTTTAAAGAAGGTCTAGAAAATAATAGTCCGAATGCAAAATATTTCGTCGACAAATTCAGAATTCGAAAAACGTTGCTAGATATTTATGATGCATTTTATGTATCTCTATATGATAAAATATTTTTTGACCCTTATAGATACCAATGTGAGTTAAATACAATTGTGAAATATACTAAAATAAACAAAAACTCAAACGTTTTAGATGTAGGTAGTGGAACCGGTCATATCTTACGAGGACTACACGCGTACACGAAAAATGTTCAAGGAATTGATATATCCAATGAAATGATTAAAAAAGCAAAAAAAAAATATCCATATATTATGTTCCAACATGGAAATGCTATGGACAACATGACATATGAACCCAATACGTTTACTCATATATTAGCTATGTATTTCAGTTTATACATGTTTAAAGATAAATATGGACTTTTAAATAATATATATTCATGGCTGCGTCCAAATGGTTACTTTGTTGTTCATGTAGTCAATAGAAAAATGTTTGATCCAATTGTTGCACCTGCTAATCCAGTTGCTTTTGTTTCCGTTCAAAAGTATGCAAAGCAAAGAATTACTAAATCTACTGTAAAATTCAATGATTTCACATACCAATCAAATTTTAAATTAGACGATTCTAAAGATAAAGCAATATTTGAAGAAACATTAAAACATGACCAAACTGGAAATATTATCCAAAATAT